CCCCCTTTTTTACACTAATTTAAATTAAAAAAATATATATGACAAAGAAAATTGATGTGCCGAGCAATAATGCGGTACGAAAACCAACACCTAAAAAAAATTTTAGTCTTGATGAATTTAAGAAAAAAGTTGGTGCACAAGACGTTCCATCGAAACCTCTTGAATGGTTACTGATTGATGAAGGTTTGAGAGAAGCAACAGGTCTACCGGGACTTCCCAAGGGATATGTAACGCTTTTCCGTGGTTATAGTAATACTGGTAAATCGACAGCATTGATGCGTGTAATTGTTAGTGCTCAAAAGGCAGGTGACTTACCAATTATTATTGACACAGAAAATAATATTGATGTTGGTAATAAACGTTTGACATTGATGGGATTTGACTGGAATGGCGATTATATCTTGATTAATAATAAATATCTTCTTGATAATTTTGGTAAACCAAACGATAAGGATAGGAAGGAAGCAAGTATTGAAGATATGGCTAAATGTATGTATTATTTCATTGACCAACAAAAGTCTGGAAATCTACCGTATAATATTATGTTTGCAATTGATTCTATTGGTACATTAAACTGTACGAAAACTGTTAATGCACTGGAAAAGAACGACTCGGACAATAACCAATGGAACGCAGCTGGATACGAGAAATCATTTATGTCAATGTTAAATAATACAGTACCTGATAGTAGAAAAGTCGATAGTGAATATTTTATTACAGTTGCTGCTGTTCAGAAAGTTTGGTATGATGCAATGAATAAAGTAATTAAACATAAAGGTGGTGAGGCATGGTTTTTTGGTGCAAGACTTATTTATCATTTTGGTGGAATAATTACTCACGGAACTCGAAGAATTAGTGCAACAAGTAAGAAACGTGACCTTAATTATGGTTTTGAGAATAAAGTTAATATTGCTAAAAATCATATTGATGGTGAATGGGGTGGTATTTCACTGGAAGGTAAGATTATCTCAACACCACATGGATTTATTTATGGTGATACTGAACACGAAAATGCATATAAAAAAGAAAATATTTTGTACTTCCGTAATCGATTTGAGGATGATAGTATAACTGCAGACGATATTGAATTTAAAAGTAAAGCAATGGATGGTGATGGAAACACATCGTTTGCGGATGATTTAATTGAAAGAAATACTTTCGATATTCAGGAATAATTAAGTTAAACTGGCGAGTAACACATAAGTTACTCGCCAATATTTATTATGAGACATTATAGAGGTTATTGGACATATGATAGATGCAAAGAAATTGCATTAAAATACAAAAGTAAACGTGGTGGTTTAGGAGCATCGAGATATAAATGAAAACTCGTACACTTTTAATTGATGCCAATTATTTATTAAAACGTTCCTTTCATGGGGCAAAAAATACTTATACAACTAATTATGGAAATATTGGGTGTCTATATCAATTCATGACCACTTTGCGCATGTTAGTTAAACAACATATGTCTAACAAAGTAATCATTTTCTGGGATGGTCAGAATGGCGGTGTAATGCGACACAGGATTGATATTGCTTATAAAAGTAATAGGAAAAACAAAGAATGGTATAAGAAAATTGAAATGAGTGCTGTTGAAATACGCAGAGAAGAAGAAAAAGAAGAATCGATATTAAAAAACCGTATAAGTATTAAGAATTATATTGAAAATCTCTTTATTAGACAAATCGAATGTGATGATATTGAGGCTGATGACCTAATAGCAGCATATTGCCTCGAACACAACAACAAAGAAGAATTGGTTTTATTTAGTAATGACCGTGATTTTGCTCAATTATTAGATTTAAATATAACAATTATATTTCCAAATATTAACCAACCAGTTAATAAAACCAATTATATCATGCATTTCAATCACCATTACAGCAATGCATTGATATTGAAAATTATTTGTGGAGATACTGCAGATAATATAAAAGGCATTGCTGGAATGGGAGAAAAAACATTATTGGAACATTTTCCAGAATTAAAATTTAAGCATTTGAGTGTTAGGGATATTTGTAGACGTGCTGATGAAATAAATCAAGAACGGGTTCTAAATAAAATGAAACCATTAAAAGCACTTCAGAACCTCATTAGTCCAGAAGGTGTTGAAAGACTAAAAACTAATTTTAAATTAGTTAATCTTAGAGAGCCGATGCTTAACGAACAAGCAAGGGAAGAACTAAAACAATTGGAAATACCATTATCACCTGATGGTAGAGGTAGTAATAATTTATTAAAAATGATGAATGAAGATGATTTTCTTTCAGTATATGGTAGTACGTTTGTCCAATATGTTGAACCTTTTTATACAATCATAATGAATGAAAAACAATTACTTACAGAATATATTAAAAATAATCACAAACAGTTATAAAAAATCCTTTCATATTTAAGGTATTCTATATATATTTGTAAAAGTATTAACAATTTAATAATAATCAAAATGAGTGAAAAAGAATATAACAATCAATTTAGATTTTCCTTATCACAAGGAGATGTATTATTGTGTGAAAAAATATTCAATGCCGACCAATTTAACCCATATACAAGGTATTCGATAGATATCAGGGATATTTTGCCACAGGGTATCACCAAATTACAAAAGGTTTTGTCGAAAAGAAGCTACGATGTTGCTGTTCCGACAGGTAGAATCGACCAAACTATTGTAGATTCTGAACAAACATTTTATGACCTCTATGCGTACCATAGAAAAATGGTAAATGCATATCCTAATCAATATCGGGACGATATGCGCTATAATCCACAAATGATTACACAGAAAATTGAAGAAAAAACAATTCGTGGTGTCGAATGTAAAATTGGTTTATATATAAACGACAAACCAATTGTAGAAAGAATTTTCTATGTCGATGGGTTTAATCCTGTGGCAAGATGGTCAGTAGATGTTGTAGATGCAGTAGTAGAAATTGCAGATGCAATAGAAAATAAAATAAAAAAGAGCGACATTAAAAACATGTGGGATGATTATGATTTGATTAACATCAGAGGTCTCTCAATTAATCAAATCAGAGAACTTTCTCCAATCAATAGAAATGAAATGCTGAGAAGGCTCAGACACAACTAATCTTATTGGGACGAATATTGTTTTTATTTAAAAATAGTGTTCGTCCCAACTATATCTACATTCCATAATGAACGAATTAAATGAAAATACGTTAACTGCGTATTTAGGTCCTCAATTTCAATTGAAATTAATGTGGCAATTACTGGTTGAACCAGAATTTGCAGAAAAAACCATACCGAATTTAGCTATTGAATATTTTGATGACCCTAATCTCAAAAGGTTATTCATTATAATTACCGAATATTTTAAGGAATATGATAAAGTTCCTAATCTTCAGAACCAAAGTATTCAACAGGCAATTAACAAGTATAAAACACCAAACAATTTAATTGAAGAGGAAACACTCTTTGGTGTGCTTAAACGTGTTGAGTTGTGGAATGAAAGAATTATTAACAAGCAAATGTTGCATGATGGTGAAATTGTGCAAAAAGCTACAAATAGTTTTATTAAACAACAGGAATATAGAAAATTAGCTGAAGGAATTATTGATAAAGTTAAAAGTGGTGCGATAAGAAATAAACATGAACTATTTTCAATCGAAGATAAGTTTCAAAAAATTACACATATTGGTGAAGAAGAAGATGATTGTGAAGAAGTAACTGAAGGCATTGATAAAGCACTAAGAAAAGAATTTAGAAAAACTATTCCAACTGGTGTTGAAGTAATTGATGCATTAACTGGAGGTGGTTTAGGTAAGGGAGAAATTGGAGTTGTGTTAACACCTTCAGGGGTTGGGAAAGCCTTACCTAATAGTCATAAAGTATTGACACCAAATGGTTGGGTTGAAAATGGTACATTAAAGGTAAATGATTATGTATTTGGTAGTGATGGTAAATCACAGAAAATTTTGGGTGTATATTCCCAAGGTAAAAGAAAAATATATAAAATTACATTTTCTGACCAAACTACATCATATTGTGATTTAGAACATTTGTGGGCAGTAAATTCATTTAAACAAAGAAATCAAAAAACAAATATTGATGGTAAAACATTAAGTATACCTGACCACACATTTCAGATATTGAAAACATCTGAAATGCTTGAAGATTTTAAATTGAAAAACGGTTTAAATTATATGTTACCAAATGTATCACCAGTTCAATTTAATAAAACTGAAGTTAAAATAGACCCATATGTTATGGGGGTATTTTTAGGTGATGAATTGGGTTTGTATGGTACTGATTCAAGTACTAAGTTTATTCCTGAAGTTTATTTACATAATTGTGTTGAATATAGAGAAAAATTATTACAAGGCTTAATTGATTCTGATGGAGGTGTTGGTAAAAATAGTGCTATCATCTATTCAACAGTTTCAAAAAAATTGTCTGAAAATGTGAGAGAGTTAGTATTATCTTTGGGTGGTACTTGTAGAGTTAATGAGAAGTTTAAGACATATACTAATAGTAATAATATTAAGGTTTCTGGTAAATTAAATTATACATTAACAATTAGTTTCCCAAATAATGGTATAATTTCATGTACATTACCAGCTAAGTTAGATAGAGTTGTTATTCGTGATAAATATGAATATAATAAATTTATAAAAAATATTGAGTATTCACATGAAGAAGATGCAACTTGTATATATGTTGAAAATGATGACCATCTCTATGTGATTGATGACTATATATTAACACATAATACAACACTGCTTACAAAAATTGCAAATACTGCATATGAACAAGAATATAATGTAGCACAAGTAATATTTGAAGATACTAAAGACCAAATTAAACGTAAGCATTATGCTATTTGGTCAGGTATACCGTTAAGTAAAATTGATGACGATATTGAAAATGAAAAAGTAAAAGAAAGAGTACATGCAAAAGTAGAAACACTGAAAGGTAAAGGTAGACTTGTTATTAAAAGATTTAGTCAGGAAGATACTACAATAAAAGATGTTAAGAATTGGATGCTCAGTCATCAAAAGAAGTGGGGATTCAAATTTGACATACTTGTATTGGATTATCTTGATTGTCTGGAATCACATAAAAAGACACCTGATAGAAATGAAGCTGAACTTGCAATTATCAAAGGTTTTGAGACACTTGCTTCTGATTTTGATATTCCATCATGGACTGCGATTCAGAGTAACCGTTCTGGATTTGATGCAGAATTTGTTGAAGCACACCAAAGTGGTGGTAGTATCAAGCGAATACAAAAGGCACACTTTTTCATGAGTGTAGCTAAAACACCAGAACAAAAAGAAGCAAGTCTTGCAAATATCAGAATTATTAAAGCGAGGTTTGCACAAGATGGACAAACATTTACTGATTGTGTATTCAATAATGATACAATGGAAATCAGAATTGAAGACGATAGATATAAGTCGGTTAAAATGTATAAAGGTCAAAAACATCACGATGAAGTAGATATAAGTAAAATTGAAAGTACTGCAAATAAATTTCATGTTGCAGTTAGTGAATCTTTTAGTAAAATTAATGATGAAACAATTAATGAAGTACCAACAATACGGGATGTTATATTGGAAGATATGGCTAAAAAATTTGCCGAACAAAACAATAAACCACTAACACAAGTTACTGAAACTCCTTTAATTGAAGAACAAACTGAAAGTAGAATATCTGATGATGCTGTAAGTGATGCTGAAATCGTAAACATGCATTTCAGTACAAATAGAACTGATTTAAGTAGTCGAGAAGTAAATGAATTGGTTGATTTTGTTACAGAAACTGTGAGAGAAGCAGAACTACTGGAATTCTATAGTGATAATAATACTGATAATATATTAGATTTAAATGTAAATGAGGGAGTAAGTGAGGGAGTAAGTGAGGGTGTATTGGATTGGACGGGTGAAACGTTTACTCGTGAGGAAGTTGAATCTTTACCAGAAGTAACAATAAATGATGTTCCTTCTGTAGTGAATATTCCAGTTGATAATCGAATTAATGAGATTAATGAGGCAGTTAAAAGTCCTTTAATGGAAAATAATCGAAGTATATCAGAGGTTGAAAAACGATTATTAAACCCAGATGAAATTATTTTTGAGAATAGAAGTGTACATGAAATGTTGAAGAAGGAGCGTAAAAATCAACAAGTTACGAAAAGTGGTTAAATTTTTTACATAAAATCATAACTTTTTGTAAAATCTTTAGTATTTATTTTTCCAGACTTATTTGTAAATATGAAAATATGTTTTATATTTGCATGACTTAATAAAAAGTTCATTAACATAACATGTCACTTTTCCTTCTCATTGGAAGAGGTTGCATAGGACTGGCTTTTTAAAATATATTGCGGGGTACGGAAGTGGTCATCCTCTGAGGCTCATAACCTTTGAATCGGGGCGTTCGAATCCCCCTCCCGCTACAAACTTATTCCCCTTATGTCCCTGTGGCAACACAAACTTCGGGGTAACGTTTTTTATGAAGTTTTTGGTTGTTGGTATCAGTGTTTTTCACAAAAACGGGGCATACCACCTAACATTTGATGGGTTAAGAATGGTTTTTATATTGTTTTTCTAAAAAAAATAAAATCTTTTAGATTAAAAACCCCATGAGAAAAATCTTATGGGGTTTTTTCGTTTCTATCTGTTTTTAATCTTTTCTTTTGTATTTATTATAAATGTAATCAACCCATAAAAGGTTGAATACGTAATTAGGGGTACGGTCAGTAGGATACAAATTATGGTACATGATAAATATACATATAATAAAAATTATAACTCGTTTTTTGAACCTGAATTAGATACAATTGAAATAAATCGTGAGCGGAAAAATAAACCATTAACAACCACACAATTTATAGAAAGAGCAGTTAAGGTTCATAATATGCTTATCGAATATGATGGAAAACAACACTTTAAACCAATTTCTCAGTTTGGGGGTGAAATTGGTTTAATATCTACAATTGCCCACGATAAATTAAAAACAGAATACGCATTAAATAACAACATTAATTTATTGCGAATTCCATATACTGAAAGAAAAAATCTTTCAGCCATACTTAAAAATAATATTATAACTATTTAATAATCAAGCGTATGTCCTTCTTCAGTCGTCCAAATTTGGAAAATCTACAGTTTAAACAACTGCCTGATAGTTTACTAACACTTTCTGGTACTACTCAAATTGTTAGTACGTCTGGACTAAAATTAAGTGATGGTGCTGGTGGGAATGTTGTACTCACAGCAGATGGTGCTGCTGCTGCAACAGATGGTCAAGTACTTACATATGATGTGGGTACTTGTATGATTAAATTAGCAACTGTTGGTGCAGGTGGTGACCCTGTTTATCCATCGAGTTGTAAACCATCATCGGCAGTATCTGTTGGTGGGATTCCTGTTAATTATACTTTAACTGGAAAAACATTATCAACGATTCTTCAAGATATGTTAGTACCAACATTAGATGCAGTGACTGTAGAACCATTGCATTCAACATACAATATTAATCCTGCTGATACGTTATACGAGGTTGGTTGTATTATACCTTCACTTCAAGTTACCCCAGTATTTAGCCAAGGAAGTATAACACCATATTACGGTAATAATCCACCTTCGACATGCTTATCATCTGTACCTAGAAGCGGTATGCCTTCATCATATAACTATATGGTTAAAGGATGTACATGTCCAACAACAACTTCAAATCCATATACGTTAGCATCTTTAAGTATATCTCTGGGTAATAATATTATTTCAGGTACAGTTAATTATGCCGTTGGTTCGTATGCTGTATATAATAGCGTTGGCGTTCAAACAGCACCTGAACTTCCTTCAGGTACAACAACGCCACCAAAACAAAGAATATTAACGGGCATATATCCATATTTTTTTGGTAAAATATCGAGTGGTGGAGCACCTGCTGGTGTTAATAGACCCGATAATAATACGATTTGTACTTGCATAATTGCTGCAGATTTAAGTAGAAATACCAATGTAAATAGTGGTGCGGTTGTGGGTGTTGGATATAGTAATAATACAATTAATCTTAATTTTAACAGTACTGCTGATGATTACATATGGTTCGCAATACCAAGTGCTTCTTCGACAGCTAAAACATGTTGGTATGTAAGTGAAACAAATAAAGGTAATGTTGGTGGTGCAGTAAGTGTTGGTGGTAATTTATTTCCAACGAATTCAAATATTACAAACATATCTACAATATGTTGGAGTGGTCAAACATATCAAGCATATGTTAGTAATTATCAAACATGTTCAACTGCAGTAATGCAATTAAGAAATAGTTAAAAACTAATAAAATGGCAATAAATTTAAATGATAATATTAGAATAAATGCTGGTAAACCAGTAGATGCGAAATATTTAAGCAGTGGAAATACCGCATATGCATCAGTTGCAGCAGTAAATGCTGCAATAAGTATTTCTGAAAGACATATTGGTTTAACTGTGCTTATTAATACAGGTAGTAGTAATACTGAATATTGGTATTATGCAGGTGTAGCTGATATTAATTTGATTGAAAAAAAATATGCATCAGAACAAGTCGTTGGTGATTTTATTACAGGTGCGACTAATTTAGGGTTTTTCAGTGGATTTACAGGTGTACAAACTCTTGATTTGAGTGGTTTTCCGTCTGGATATAATGGTTATTATTATTCTCAATATAATAACTATTATATTGATTCTTCTAATATTGTAAGAATTGGAACACCTGTGTATAATGGTGCACTTAGACGTGGCTATCATAATCCATTATTGAATAAATCGTGGGTGTTCTACCAAACAACATCTGCTTGGACACTCATGGATGGAAATGTTGTTGAAAATGTTGGTAATAATGTTTTTCCAGTTTCATATGCAGGTACTGGTTATGGTAATATTCAATGGACTGGATTTACTACGAATGGTAGTAACTCAATTAATTCTTATGGCAGTCTTACGACAGGTAGTACATTAACAATAGGAAATTCTATTTACAAAGATAAATTTAATCAAGAATTACATCTGAGAACAATTATTAATGACAGTCCCGATGTAATGAAAATTGAAACCGATGATAATTATATTAGGTTCAGTGGTGCTACTGCACTATTAAATGCCGAAAATGTTGGAACTGGTAATCAAGTTTTTGCTCAAAAAACTGGAACAACACTACAATTTCGTACACTTGTTGGAAGTGGTGATACACAGATTTCAACTGTTGGAAATAACATAGTTTTTTATACCAGTATTAGTGGTCAGACATCAATAACTGGTGGTACTAATATAGGTTTTAGTGGTGGAACGGGTGTGTTTGCTGGAAATGATAATAAAACCATGCAGTTCAGAAATATTGTTGGTAGTGGTACTACAAAAGTTGAACTTAGTGGCGATACAATAATTATTGAATCCAGTGGTGGTGGAGTTAATGGTTCTGTGTTTATTACAAACATGACACCACAATCAAGTGGTAATGTTGGTGCTAAAGTATTTTCGAGTGATGGTGTTGTTCTGGATGAATGCACAACTGATACTCAATTGGTTGTTGTTAGTGTATTGGCATTACCGGGTAACACCAACTATAAACCAGTTATAACAATTAATGGTGTTCCAGTGACTTTGGTTGCAAATTCAGATAAACCACTTTTCAATGGAACAATAAATGTTGATTTATCTGGCACAACTGGATTAACTGTTATTCATGAAGACGGTGCTGAACATTCTATAGTTATTGTTCAAGACACACCACCACAAGTACTTGCAGCTAATTTTACTGGTGGTTATCCTTCAACTCAAACAACTCAAATAGAATTGAAAGAAAACGATACGTTTAATTTCTATGTTGAATCTGATGTTCCGATAATAAGTGTTCAATTAGATAATTTTGAGGCGTATAAGTTAATGACGAGTGGTGTTACTTCAGGAACTGGACATACCATCACTGGTATTATAGCGAATCGTGGAAATACTGCACAAGACCAAAGAGGTAGAGTGAGAGTTCAGAAATCTACTGGTGGTTGGAGTGACTGGTTTACCACAACAATTGGTGTTGATGGAACTGGACATGTTGTATTAAATAATTTACATCCAACAATTACTTTTGGAACAATAACATATCCAGCTACTCAATCTGCATTGAAAGATAGTGAAAGTGCTATAGTAAATCATACTGTTAGTGGTTACACTACTGTTACATATAGTAGTAGTAGTCCAAACTCGGAATTGAGTATTTCAAATACAAGCACATATGAAGCAGCAAAATCTGCACAGAGAATAGCAGGTGGTTATAATATTGCAACGAATAACTTTAGAATTGTAGCAAATCGTGCAGCTAATAACGCAACAACCACCAGCAATACTGTTGTGTGGATTGCACATGATAACCAAGTAATTACTGTTTCAAGTCCTGCAAGACTAAGAAGTGGTGGAAATGATGGAACATCTGCACAAAACCATACAATAACAATTGGTTCAACTCAAAGATTAGCATCCGTACCAACATTGGTTGCTCCTGTTGGAAACTGGCAGGGTTCTGGTTTTACTTGGACTGCAGGTGCTACGAGTTTTACCAGAGCATTGCAAATACTTGATAGCATGATAAAAGGTGCACAAAGTTGGGGTGCATTAAATACTGTTAATTTGGCTGGTAAGGTGGTAAGTACCATAACAACAGGAAATAATTATGTTTTAGGTGGATTTGTGAGTAGACAAATACCATTGACTGCATCTTTAAATGAAGCAATAATGAATGTGGCTGCATTGGATTACACCAAAGTTACATTGACTTGGAGTTTTGAACCCAGTGTGACTATAAGGGCAGCACTTAATAGTTCGCCAATAATTACCAATGGTTGGTGTTTGGTTGCACTTGATACTAACCCAACAACAATTAGGATATTAGATGCTAAAACACAATCAAGCACACAAGAAAGTATAATAACAATAGAAGAAATAATATAATATAATATGGGACAATTAGAAGCATTAGCATTTGAAATGCCGAGAAGACCTGTGAGGTTTTATAGTCAAACTATTCTTCCGTCTGGTCTTCCAATGAATTATACTAAAAATCCAAATGATGCTGTATTGGGTGATAGTGATGGTGATGATTTGGTATACAATATAGCATTTGGTACTTTATTTCAGATGGATGATGGTACATATTATTACAAGAAAGCACTTCCCAATGTTTGGGAAGTATTAGGTGGTAGTGGTGGTGGTGGTACAGTTAGTGGTGCAACAAATGGTATAATATTAAATAATGGAATTGTTGGTTTAGGTGGTACTTTAACTACTGGAACAACAATTAATGCAAGTGGTCAAACTTTTTATTTAACGAATGTTGATGATTTTCAGGTTTCAACAAGTGGTACAACATTATTTGGATTAGATAATGATGGGTTTTTATTAACTGTTAGTGGCGCATCGTTAGCTTTTGAAAACAATCAGGGTTTAAAATATGGTGGTGATTACATTACAACATTTGTTGACGAATCACTTGTAAGTAAAAAATATGTTGACAGTGTTGCAACTGGATTACAACCTAAAACCGCTGTTTGGTTAACAACAACAGGCGAATCAATAAATTTAAATAGTTTTACTGGGTCAATTGATGGTGTTGTTATTCAAGATGGTGATAGGGTTTTAATTAAAAATCAAAATGGCACGACTCCAGATGTAGATAATGGTATATATGTTTATAGTGGTAGTAGTAATTCTTTTTATCGTGCACCAGATTTTGATGGTACACCTGTTGGTGAAATACAACAAGGTGCGTTAATTCCAGTTTTAAGTGGTAGTACTAATCGTAACACACTATGGGTATTGATTACTCCCGACCCAATAACTGGTGGTACGACTCCATTGACGTTTACTTTATTTTCTAAGGTTACTGATTTGCAAGCAGGAATTGGTATTAATATTAGTGGTGATACAATTAATGTTGATGGCAATAGTCTTGCTGGAAATAGTATTGCTTGGACTGGTAATACATTTAATGTTGATGTTGCAAATGGTACATTAAGTACTGCGTTAAGTAGTAAATTAAATATTGTTGATTTTGATACCTATAGTGGTGATACAGAAACAAGACTAACTGGTATTGAAAATGATATAATATATATTAGTGGTGTTACTTCAGGTCTGACAACTTCAAAACTTGATGTCAGCTTATTTGACTCATATACGGGCACTACTCAACCAATCTTGGATTCTGTAATTACTGGTGCTACAAATGGTTTAAGTGTTATTGATAAAAAAGTAGTGTTGGGTGGTATATTAACTGGTGATACTAATATTGGTGGTAATTTTACATTGGCATTAACTGGTCTTACTGGATATTTAAGTACTCGAACTGGTTATCAAATCGATAATGCTACTATATTGAGGGGGTCATCGACATCAACTTATCTTGGTGTTGATGCAGGTCCTTCATCAGGTCTTGCTACCAATAATATTGGTATTGGTTATTATACACTAAGAACCACAACTGGTGGGCAGGGTCAAAACGTTGCTATTGGTTGTTATACATTAAACGGTATTACAACTGGTCATCATAATATTGGTATTGGTGTTAATGCTGGAAGAAAACTTCAAATTGGTAATGACAACGTTTTAATTGGTTGTTCTGCAATGGATTGTTCACTTAGTGGTTGTCATAACATTGGTATTGGTGCACGTTCATTATGTAAGGTAAATGGTCATTCAAATATAGGTATTGGTGTTGAAGCTATTGGTTGGAATGGTGTAAATTATGGTGGTTGTAATATTGCAATCGGTGAGTGTTCATTACATGGTAATAATTCTGGTGGTCATAATATTGCGATAGGTTTTAAAGCAGGACATAGTAATTATAATGGTTCAACATCTATATTTTTAGGTACATGTGCTGGTTATAATGAAACAACTGGTAATAAACTCTATATTGCAAATTCTGAGACTACAACCCCATTAATTTATGGTGATTTTGCTGCTGGTTGTGCAATTGTACATGGTGCATTTAAAACAAGTGGTGATACTTCATTATTGGTTACTCCTGCTGCTGGTGCAACATCTGATTCAATATTGGTTTGGAATTCAAGTGATAAGTTAATTAAAACAGTTAATGGTACTGCTGTACTTAGTTCTGCAATAACTGGTGCTACAAATGGTTTAACTAAAGTTAGTCAGGATGTTAAATTCGGTGGTGATTTAACTGAAAACACAACTATTAATTTAAGTACGTTTGATTTTAATATTTCAGGTGATTCTTTACAATATAGTGCAGATTATCGTGCAGATTATAATGCAAGGAGCATTCCCGATGTTGATTATGTCACTGGATATACGCAAAGTGCAGTTACTCAGAATTCGAATGTTATTGATATCTGCATTGTTTATGCAAATTATAGTGCGACAACAATAAATGATTTTATTGGGGTGAGTGGAAATACTTCATATTGTATATGGTTGCCACCTGTACCAAAAACAGGTCAAAGAATCAGTGTTTCTGATGTTTGTGTTGGTGCACTTACATATCCGATTTATGTAATTGGTACAAATAATAGATGTATTAACGGTGCATCCTGCGCTACAATTAATACTGATTATGGCTCAATTACATTTATTAATAATGGAAGTTCTTGGAGTGCAGTATCGTTTATTAATTAATTATATATTTTCAATATTTGAGAAACAATATGACTTTTTTTACTATTTATTAGTAACAGAAAAATAATAATATTTTTAAATAAAAAACAAAAAACTATGGCTTTTAATACTAAAATTAGAATAGATGACCAGCATGTTGAACAAGTAGTTAATTCTACTTTAACACTTAGTGGCGATACAAGATATGCCACACATCCAAATTTTACAGGTGATACACAAATCATTGACAAGAAATACGTTGATGATAATATTATTAGTGCTACTGGTAGTACGGTATATGATTTAGAGTCACCTGCTGCTCTTGAGGTTGGTGGAATTGATGTCGGATATGTATTAACTGGAAAAACAGCTAATGAAATTCTTCAAGACCTATTAGTTCCTGAATTATATCAAACGACTGTTGGAACACCAACAACTTCATTGAGTGTGACTCCAACTGGTGTTCGAGAAGTGGGTTGTGTAATAACGACATTAACCGTAGACCCAACATATATTGCTGGTGCAATTACTCCACTTTATGCCACAGATGGTGGTACTACAAGGGGTGGTGCTGCAATTTCTTATTGTTATACAGGTCCTTCAATGGGTGCTGGATTTGTTGCTGCTGGCTCATGTAGTGTTAGTAATTATGCAGTTACTGCAGGTGCACAATCATGGAATGCATGTACTTGTTTTGATGCTGGTGCTACGATTAGAGGTAGTAAAGGAACTTTGAATCCAAGTGTTACACCAAACCCACTTCCTGCTGGTTGTACTGCTGCTGGTACTGCAGGAACTATCACTGGTTGTTATCCGCATTTCTATGGTTCAAGTGCAAGTGACCCAACACTTAATTCTGCTTTACTTGCGACTGGTTCAAAGGTTGTTGCTGATAGTAGTGGTCAAATTAATATTAACTTTGGTACTGCATGTGGTGTATATTTATGGTTCGCAACACCCCAAACAAGTACAACTAAACAAGGTTGGTATGAAGGTGCAACAAATAAGGGTAATATAGGTATATTACCAACAGATGTGTGGAACGCACCTGTTCAAAACGTAAGTGTTAACTCACCAGAATCGTGTTGGAGTTCAGTAAATTATAAAATGTATAAGATGAACGTTACGACAAGTGTAAATGGTACAGTATATTGTATGACAAATGATAGAAAACAATAAAAATAAAACAGAAAATATAAAAACAAGAAAACATGGCAATAAATTTAAATGATAATATTCAGAATCTTGTTCCGAAACCAACGGATTCAAGATATCTTTCAAATACCAGACCATATTCTGCAACAACAGAGGTAACTACGGTACTTATTCCGTCTGTTAGATATAGTGGTTTAACAGTAAATGTTAATGGTGAAGAATATTGGTTTAAAGACGGTATTGATAATGATGACCTTATACCTAAAGACCAATCTGGGGATGCGAGCGCAACATATAATAAAGTCTGGATGTCAGGCATAACCGAAACTGGTCTAACATTAAAAACATGGTATGATACCGTTGAATCCGCAGGTCGTATCAGTGGTGGAACAATAACTGCTGGTGCTGGTGCAAGTGTAAACGTAGCAGCAGGTTCTGGTTTGATTAAAGACGATACAGGTAATACTGCTCAAAACAGATACGTGACATGGAGTGCTCAGACCGTGACTATTATAACTGGTTATAATTATGTATATTATGATGCGATTGATAAACAAGTAAAATCAACCACAAGTGAAGCACTTATTGAACGTAACGATAATTTTAACTTAGGTCGTGTTTATTACGATGGTACATTAAATCTTGCTGTTATAAGACTTTGTGGACAAAATCTTTGGAATCTTAATCGTAGAATTCATTTATATGGTGACCAAGTATATGGTGTGCAAAGAGCAAGTGGTTTAATTACCACAAGTGTAAGTGGTTTAACAATTCAAGTTAGTGGTGGTGTTTTATGGGCAGAAGTATTAAATAAGTTCACAACAGAAAATTTCGATAGTAGAACCGATGATTTCAGAGAATGGCACAGAACTGGTGGTAGTTGGGCAGCACCTGTTATTACTGGTGGTAGTTTAAATAATACTAATTATAACCAAGGTAGTACTTCAACAACTCCTTTAACTGCTAATTATTATACAATTCGTTGGGTATATGTTGTTCATGACAGCAGTATTCATGTTGTTTATGATACAAATGAATATTCTGGCTTAACGCAAGCACAGCTTGCAAGTCCTCCTGCAGAAATTCCTCCAATGATTGAAGGTTATGCAACTCTTAGTGCAAGAGTAATTGTACGACAAGGTAGTTCAACAATTATTGAAGTGGATTCTGCATATGAGCAAGTTTTTGTAACACAAAGTGTTGCGACTCACAATGATTTAGGTGGAATTCAAGGTGGTACTGCTGGTGAATATTATCACTTAACAAATGCACAGATTGCAGAAGTTGAAAATATTGATGAGAAATTAGATATAACAACTTTTAATACATTTACTGGTACGACTTTACCTGCAAATTATTATAATGAAACTGAGATTAATTCATATACAGGTGCAACTGATACAAGA